CAACAATGAAACACAGACACGATGGAAAATATATAAGCAATTATGAAGCATTAGCAAAAGTAGAGAATGTAATATATAGATATTTGAAAGAAGGAAAAATATGATATTAGGAAAAAAGGATAAGAATATTATAATAGAACTACAATCAGAAAATTCATTATTAAAAAATGAAAACGAAAGATTAAAAAATGAAACATATAAAAACATATATAAAAGCGAAATTATGAATTTACTTAAAGCCATTATATTAAAGATTAGTAATCATGAAATAAAGATTGAAGATAAAGAATTACTAGAAGCTGAACAATATGATTTATATGTTCAAGATGAATATATGAGTTTTGCTAAAAGATACCAAGTAATAGATAGAAATAAAAGAATAAAATTATAGACTTATTACGAAAGTTGATGGAGGATACAAATGAATAAAAAAAAGTTAATCCAATATTGTGATTTGAAAAAAGAAATTGAAAATCTAAAGAAAAGAATAGATAAAATAGAAAAACAAAGTGAAATGGTAGCAGATGTAGTACAAAATGGATATAAAGGAAAAGCATATATTTATGGTTATGATTATAAACGAACTTATAAATTAGATTTACTAAAAAGTATTTTGAAAGAAAGATATGACAAATTATTAGATATGCAAATAAGCATAGAAAGTTACATAAGTACCATTGAAAAAAGTGATATAAGACAAATATTTGAATATCGCTATATAGATGGAATGAATTGGTATCAAATTCAATGTATAATGGAATATAAACACGAAGATACAGCTAGAAAAAGACATGATAAATTTATAGATGAAAATTTATAGTTTTTCCGATTTTTCCGTTTTTTATATGCTAAACTATTAGTAAGTCAAAATATGATAAATATAAAGACAAAATAAATTTACTAGCATAAAAGTAGATATTAGACTTAGCTTTTGTATTAACAATGCTAGAAAAGTTAGTACAAATATAAAACTGTATATACTCATAATTTCCCCTGATTTTCTGTTCGACAAAGGCCTTTCTAGTGGGCCTTTTATTTTTTATATTAATGAAAGGAATACAATGAGTATAAAAGAAGTGAAACAAAACACTATAAAATAGGGAGATGATAACATGAAGAAACAAAAACATGCAGGTGGAAGACCACCTAAATATACTAAAGCTGAAATGATGAGATATAAAATAAACAAATATTTTGAAAGTTGTTTTATTCCAGCTCGAGATAGAAATGGTAAAATATTGAGAGATGAGAAGCGGAAATGTTATAAAAACGCAAGTAAGGCCATATACAATATCAGGTTTAGCTGATGCATTAGATATGAGTAGGCAATCGTTGTTAAATTATAGTAAAAAAGAGGAGTTTTTTGACACGATAACGCGTGCGAAAAGAAAATGTGAGGTGTATGCAGAGGAACAACTTTTTGATAAAAGTGGTGTTAATGGTGCAAAATTTAGTTTAGCTAATAATTTTGAAGGTTGGAAAGAAAAACAAGAAATAGAACATTCTGGAAGTTTGAAGTTGGAAGATGTATTATGAAATATACTCCAACTTTTTTGATTGAAAAAAGAAGAGAAAAATGGCAATCTGCCAATCCAGATAAACGAATAGAAGAGGATAAAAGATTTAGAGAAGCAGTTGCTAATGAAATAATTGAAAACAAAGAATTTAGAGAAGAAATTATAAAATATCCAGAATATTTGGTGGAGTTAGAGTTTGTTATTGTAGATAAAGAACAAAACACAGTTCCATTTTTCTTAAATGAAGTGCAAAAGACATTTATAGCTACTTTAAATCAAGCAAGGGATGATTACAATAATAAAAGAATATTAGCCATAAAATTAAATGTTCTTAAAGGTAGGCAACAAGGTTTTACTACAGTAATTACAGCCTATCAATTAGCGTGTGCAATATTAAACAAAAACTTCTCTGGATATACTCTTTCAGATAAGGCAGATAATACTGAAGCAATTTTTCAAAATAAAGCTAAATTTCCATATGATCAATTACCATATAAATTAAAACATACCGAAAAATATAACAACAGAAGACAGTTGCTTTTTGAAAAAACAAATAGCAATTGGAGCGTGGATACAGCAACTAAAGATGTTGGTAGGTCAAAAACAATTAATTTTTTTCATGGTTCAGAATGTGCATTCTGGAATGGCGGAATGCAGAGCATTCAAGCAGGTCTAGGTGAGGCATTAACAAAAAATTGTATACAAATATATGAAACAACCGCAAATGGTTTTAATGATTTTCAAAAACTATGGAATAGTGGGACTTGCATAAATTGTTTTTATCAATGGTGGCTTACTTACGAATATAGAATGAACTTTGAAACAGAAGAAATAAAAAAGATTTTTCTAGACAATATAGAGAATAAAAGCGAATGGATATATGAAAGATTAAAGTGGCTAAAAGATAAAGGTTTAGAGAATGAACAGTTATATTGGTATTTTAAAAAATATGAATCGTATATTGACAAAAGGTTAATAAAACAAGAATATCCGTGTACTCCTGAAGAGGCTTTTTTAACTTCTGGACAATGTTACTTTAATTCTGAAAAACTTGTAAAAAGACTTCAAGAAGTGACAGAACCTATAAAGATAGGATACTTTTTGTACGAATTATATAATGAAAAGATAATGTCTTACAAGTGGATTGATGATGTTAATGGTTTTATAAAAATATATGAAGATGTACAACAAAGAGTGCCATATGTAATAGGAGGAGATACCGCAGGAGATGGCTCTGATAATTTTACTGGTCAAGTTTTAGATAATATTACAGGAAAACAAGTTGCAGTTTTAAAGCAAAAATTAGATGAAATAGAATATACTAGGCAAATGTATTGCTTAGGAATGTATTATAATGAAGCATTAGAAGGAATTGAAACAAATTATAGTACATATCCTACAGTAAAGTTGGCTGAAATGAAATATCCTAATATTTATATTAGAGATAAAAATCCAGATGATTATAGAAATATTTTTGAAACAAAAATTGGTGTAAATACTAACAAAGCGACAAGACCTCATATGTTGGCTATTCTTCAAACTGTTGTGAAAGAAATGATAGAAAACATTACTGACAGAGAAACATTAGAGGAAATGATTAATTTTATAGTTAATGCCAAACGGAAAAGCAGAAGCTCAAGAAGGTTGCCATGATGATTTAGTAATGGGATTATCTATTGCTCATTATATAAGGCCTCAACAAAAATATACTCTATTAAATAATCAAAATATAAATGAGAATTATAAAGTGTTTTCTGACGATAAAAATTCAAAAATATATGATGAAACTGGAGATAAGATAGAAATAATATAAAAGGAGCAAATAGAATGAATATTATTTATGTAATAATGCTAGTTTTTATGACTGGTTCTTTTTGCGTTTTAAGTTTCCTTGTTGGAGTTTTAAGTTCTTTAGGAAGAAAAATAAATTTAAATCCTATAGAAAATTATAAAGAACACAAAGAAATAAAAGAGCAAATAAGAATTAATGATTTGGAACAAAGACAAGTAGCAACTATGATTGAGAATATTGATAATTATGATGGCACATCAACTGGGCAGAAAGATATACCCAATGAATAATAAGGAGGAACATTATGGATTTTGAAGAAATAAAAGAAACAGACGTATGGAATCTATACTCACAGGCACAGATGTATGCTAGACAAACCAATATTTATGAGTCTACTGATAAAAATTTTAGAATGTATAATGGAGACCAATGGGCTGGCTTGAAACTAAAAGGAATTGAACCGGTACAATTAAATTTTATAAAACCTATTATCAATTATAAAGTTGGAGCTATAAGTCAAAATTTATGGGCAATACATTATAGTGCAGAGAATATTGATATTCCAGAATTTGTTGAAACTGCAAGAAAGACTTGTGAACTTTTAAATAAAAAAGCTGCAAAAATATGGGAAGCTACATATATGGATTATATGGTAAGACAAATATGTAAGAATGCAGCAATTAATGGAGAATGCCCTATATATATTAACTTCAATGAAAACAAAAATATGCCTGAAATAGAAGTTCTAAATAAAACTGATATTTACTTTGGAAATGAAAATCATTCAGACATACAAAAACAACCATACATATTATTAAAGAAGAGAATGCCTGTTTCTTTAGCTAAAGTTTTAGCAGAAGAAAATGGGGCATCTAAGCAGGAAATTCAATATATACTTGGAGATCAAGAAACGTTTGAAGAGGCAGGAGATTCTGCTAAAGAAGAAAAAGACAATATGGTAACAGTTGTATGGAAATTATGGAAAGAAAATAAAAATGTATATATGTCCATTGCAACAAGGTATTGCAACATAAAAGAAAATGAAAATACAGGACTATCCTTATACCCAGTTACACACATGATATGGGAAGAAAAACAAGGGAGTGCAAGAGGGGCTGGTGAAATTACAGTAGGATTAATTGCCAACCAAATAGAAGTTAATAAAACATTGATGAGAAGAGCGCTAGTTGCTAAAAATACTGCATATCCACAGAAAGTTGTAAATATAGATAAAATTCAGAATCCATCTGCTTTGAATGAAGTTGGTGGAATTATAAAAGTAAGTGGGATGGGAGTGCAAAATGTACAAGATGCATTTACAAATATAAATCCTGCTCAAATGAGTTCAGATGTTGAAAGATTACAACAGGACTTAATCCAAACCTCAAGAGAACTTGCGAGTGCAAGTCAAGCAGCGAGCGGAGATGTTGATGCAGAAGAGGCTTCTGGTAGAGCTATATTAGCTGTTCAACAAGCTTCTCAACAGCCATTAGTTGAGCAATTGGGAATGATTAAGAAAACTATTGAAGACATAGCAAGAATAGAGTTAGATATGCTAAAAACATATAGCGAAGACGGACTAGAAGTTGAAAACGAAGTTCAAGACCCAATATCAGGACAAACTACTATACAGATTGAAAAGATAGACGGAATAGTTTTGAAAGAATTACAAGCAACTGTAAAAGTAGATGTTACACCAAAATCTGCTTATGACAAATATGCACAGGAAAGAAGTATTGAAAACTTATTTATAAAAGGAATGTTTAATCCTCAAATGTTAGGACAATTAAAATTTTATTTAGAATGTCTTGATGATGATTCTGTAATGCCAAAACAAAAACTGTTAGAGCGAGTTGATAAAGAATTAGAAAAGCAATCAAGAATAGCTGAAATTCAGGCTCAAGGTCAACAGCTAATTGCTCAACAACAACAATTTTATAATATGGATCCAGAATCACAAGCTACTACAATGATGAAACAAAAATTAATTAATCAAATTAAAGAAGATTATGCTTCTAGACAAGGTAAAATTAAACAAACAGAAGAGGATTTAAAAGAAGAAAATAATCAAGAAGCAAATGCTTAAAATAATGCTCCAAAACATGTTTATGAGCTTAATAAACTAATAATCATGGAATTAACAGTCTACCAGACTTAAAATGAGGTGAATTAAATGGAAGATGAAAAAGAAATGTTAGATACAACTAACGAAACTGAAAATGTAGAAACTGAAACTACAGAAGAAATACAGGAAGAGGTAAATACTGAAACCGCTGAACAAGAAATAACAGAAGATTCAGAAAAAGAAGTTAGAACTTTTACTCAAGAAGAAATCAATAAAATGATGGAAGATAGAGTAAGAAGAGAAAGAAATACTTCTAAAAGAAGTGAAGCTAATCTTAAAAGAGAATATGAGGAAAAGTTAGCTGATATAGAAAATATTATTAAGGCTGGATTTGGAACTGATAATCTTGATGATGGATTGGCAAGAATTACAGAACTATGTAAAGACAAAGGTATAAAAATACCTGAAAGAAAGTCTACATATTCTCAAAGCGATTTAGAAGTACTAGCAAATCATACTGCAGATGAAATTATTGCAGATGGATATGAGGCTGTTGACTTAGAGTTAAAGAAACTTGCTAATAAAGGTGCTGACAAAATGACAGCTCGAGAAAAGTTGATTTTTGCTAGACTTAATACAAGTAAGAAAGTATTTGATAGCGAAAAAGAATTAGCAAGTATAGGTGTAAAACCAGAGATACTAAGAAGCAAAGAATTTAAAAATTTTGCTGATAAGTTTACAGGAAGTAAATTCTCTATGAAAGAGGTATATGAAATGTATTCTCAAAATAACAAAGCTAAACAAAAAGCAAAACCAATAGGAAGTATGATAAATCCTAATCCAAAACAAGAAAAAACTTTTATTTCTGAGGCTGAATATGACAAAATGACAGATAAGGAAATAGAAGAAAATATGGATATAATTAGAAAATCTATGAAACATTGGTAATGAAAAGATAGGAGGAATAAACAATGGCAGGAAATTTTAAACCAACATTCTGGAGCAAATATTGCCAAACAGAATTAAAAAAAGATTTAGTTCTAGCTAACTGGTGTGATTACAAGTATGATGGTGAAGTTAAAGGCGGAGCTAGATTAAAAATAGTAGGAGCTTCAAGACCTACAATTCAAACATACAAACCAGGTAAGGACTTAGAAATTGAAAAATTAGGAGATAATGCACAATATCTAGATATTGACCAATTTAAAGCATTTGCATTTGAGGTTGACGACGTAGATAGAGCACAATCTCAAGAAGGATATTTAGAAACAGAATTTGATGAAGCAAAAACAGCATTAGCTGAAGATGCCGATGCTTATGTAGGAACAATGGCTAAAGATGCATTAGTAAGTATGACATCAAATTCAATAGACATATCAGCTGAAGCATCACCTTTAACATCTATAGATAATGCTATGATTAAATTATATAAAAATAATGTGTCATCTAAAGCTGAATTGGCAGCAGACTTAAATGCTGAACATCTTACATTAATAAGAAGCAAACTAGCATCTTTATTCACAGACAACGTTGAATACATTAAACGTGGTGCAGTAGGAAAATATAATAATTGTTATTTAAGAATGTCTAACAACTTATACAATGATAAAACAGATGATTATGAAATGGTAAGAACTAAAAAAGCTATAGCATTTGCTAATGGTGTTGAAAAAGTTGAAAAATGCAGACCATCAAAAAGATTCTCTGACGTTATTAAAGGCTTACATGTATATGGTGCTAAATTAGTTAGACCTAAAGAACTATATGTAATTAAAGTTCACTAATTATAAAATAATTGTAAATAGAAAGGATTGATAAAATATGGCAGTAGTAGAAGGAAAATGCATAAAATGTAATTTTAATGAAGCAAAGGCATTAGATCTAGTTACACCATCAGCAGTAGCAGATGGTGTTAAATTTAGTGTCCCTAAAGATGCTAAATTAGAAGATATTGTTATTGTTGCACAAAACGCAGGAAGTTCAGCACAAACTGTAGTGGTAAAAGCTCCAACTGATGGTGGTTATGCTGCAACAGATAAAGATTTGACATTATCTATAGCAGCAGGAGGAATTGCTGTGGTAAGAGTTGAAAGTGCAAAATATTTTAATAAAGATAATACGGTAGTTGTTACTTCTAATGCAACAACTACAAAAATTGCATTAGCGTATTAAAAATTGAGGGGCCTTGAGTTCCTCTTTATTATATCGTGGTAAAAGAATGATATTGGTGCAATTCCAATAATCACGAAAGGAGAATAACTTATGAAAAAGTTAGATAAATTAGAAAAAGTAGTACCTGCTCCAGATACAACATTTTATGGAGCATATTATTATGATGGAAAAGAAATAGAATTATGTGATGATACTGAAACTTTAGAAGATGATGATGGACAAACAACTACATATATTAGAGTAAAAGATATTGTAAAGAATGGAATATTATACAAAGAAAAAGAATTAAAAGTAAAACAAAAAAATGGAAGATATATAATTGAAAATACAAAAAAAGAATTACCTTTGGAAATTGGAACTATGCTTATATATGTGATGTATGAAGGATTTGTACAAACAAGAAGTAAAATGATTACAATAGATAAAGCAATAAAACGATATGAATTATTAAAAAGTCCAAAGGGGGAATAATTAATGACATTAAAAGAATTTAAAGAAGCTGTATTTTCGTTTATAGAAGAACATGATGCGACTGCAAAAGAACTTACTAAAGATGTTGATATTGCTGATAAAATAAATGCTGTTATTAACACTAAAATGCATGAGATGATGAGATATAAAAAGATAACAGCAAAAGATACTATGGATGTTACTGAAAATCAAGAAATAGAAATGACTGATATTGATAAGAATTGCTATCAAATAAGAAAAATTGTTGGCGTAGATTATGACCAGGAAGACAAATTTATTACATTTAATGAAGATGGTACAGCGATTATTTATTATAATAAATATCCAAAAACAATAACAAATGATACTAAAGATGATGCATATAAATTTGAGATTGATATTGAAGCGTTAGAAATAATGAAAATTGGAGTTGCAGCAGACTTATTAAAAACTGATGTTTCAAATAAATTCGGTCAAATATGGGATAACGAATATCAAAGATTATTACAAACATTAGATTCGAGAAAATCATCAGGGACAATAACTATTGGCAAGGGAGTTGATGTTTAATGAGTACAACTGGAACAGGTGAGGCTGCAGGAGGACTTTTGCTTAGAAATTATAATAGTTTTAGAGGAGTAGATTATACCAATTATGAAGTTAGCTTATATCGTTCGCCAGATACTAAAAATATGTGGAAGAATTATAAATCATTAGGAAAAGGAATTGAAACAAGACCAGATATAGAAGTTTTTTTAAAATTAAAAAATACTATATATGGTCTATTTTTTTATACAATCAGTCAGGTTGAACATATGATAATTCATTGTGGAGTATCTCTTTATGACTACAATATGAATACTAAAGAAATGAAAACTCTTAAAGAATCTGGAATGAATCCAAGAAGAAGTCAAAGCTTTATATATCAAAATTTATTTTATATAAAAGATGGAATAAATTATTTAGTGTATGATGGAAACGATATTTCAGAAGTTACAGGATATATACCAATAACAAGTATTTCAAGAAAGCCTATTGGAGGCGGAACTATATATGATGGGGTAAATATGCTTAGTAAATATCGTAAAAACAGTTTTTGTTCAGATGGAAAAAGTACATTATATGATTGTGACGTAGAAATGTTTACGAGTTCAATTGTTAGAGTTTGGGTTAATGATCAAGAGGTAACTGAAGGTTTTACTGTAAATGCAGGAGCAGGGACAGTTACTTTTGAAAAAGCTCCTGAAAAACCATTAACAGACGGTCAAGATAATGTGATAATTCAATTTGAAAAAGAAGTAACAGGATATAGAGAAAGAATTAATAAATGTACTTTGTTGGCAGTATTTGATGACAGGGTATTTTTTAGTGGAAATCAAGATTATCCTAATGTTTTATGGCATTGCAGTTTAAATGACCCAACTTATGTGGTGGATACTGATTATTATAATGAAGGTTTAGATTTAAGCCCTGTAAAGGCATTAGTACCAGGAAATAATGCTTTGTGGGTATTTAAAGAACCAAGTCAAGCTAATACAACAGTATTTTACCATACACCATCACCAACGCATTTGAATGATGTTTTGGTTAATGTATATCCATGTCAACATTCAAGTATTACAACAGGTTGCGTAGCATCAGGAATAAACTTTAATGACGATATTGTATTCTTTTCTGATAGGGGAATGGAAGGGATAACTGGTGATATAACAACAGAACAAGTAATTGCTCATAGAAGTACTTTAGTAGATTCTAAAATGACAACAGAGAATAATTATAAAGATATGATATTACAAGAGTGGGAAGGATATTTACTTGTAATTATTGAAAATAAAATCTATTTAGCCGATAGTAGATGTTTATATACAAATCAAAATCACAACGAATATGAGTGGTTTTATTGGGAATTAAGCAAAAAAATACAATCAGCAACTGTTAAAAACAATATTTTATATTTATGTAGTGTATCGGAGAATGACGAGTCTGCTATATACACTTTAACAAAAGAAAATGCTGAAATAGATGCATATTGGACTACTTGTTTAGATGGATGTGGATATCCACAAATGCAAAAAACAACAAACAAGAGAGGGTGTGTAATAGATATGACTGGAGAAAAAGTTAAGTTAGAAGTTAAAACTGATAAGGAAGATTTTGAAGAAATAGATACATTTGTAAATACAAAAGATTATATAGTTCCTAGAATTAAAAAGAAAAAATGGAAAGATATTCAACTAAGATTGTCATCGGATGTTCCATTTGCTTTGGAAAGAATTTATTTGGAATGTTACATAGGAAGCTATATTAAGAGATAGGAGGAATTATGGCAGGGTATGTAAAAAATGATAGTGGCGGATATTCAATTAATTATGATGACCAAAGATTTAAAGATGTTCAAAATGAAAAAACGCAACAAGAAGCTAGTATAAAAAGTAATTATGATAATATTATAAGCAATTCTGATAAATATTATCAAGACCAAATTAATGCTACTAAAGAATATGAAAAGAAACAAAGCGAATTACAACAGGCTCAAACGGACTTTTCAATAGAACAAATAAACCAACAAAAAGAACAAACACAAAAAGATTATACTAGAGAGCAACAAGCTTCTTATGTTGATTATATGAAGCAGACAAAATCTAATGCTCAAAACATGGCCAATAGCGGCTTAAGCAATACTGGATATAGTGAAAGTTCAATAGTTAGTATGTATAATCAATATCAAAGTAGAGTTGGAACTGCAAGAGAAACTTTAAATCAGTCTATATTGAATTATAATAATTCTATTCAACAAGCAACATTGGCTAATAACGAAAAACTTGCTGAAATTGCTTATAATGCATTACAGACACAAAATCAATTAAATCAACAAGCTTTTGAATACAAGAATAATGTTATATTAGAAAGAGAAAAAGCTTTACAAGAAGTTAATAATATATATTATCAAAGATATTTAGATGTTGTCGATCAGATAAACAATGAAATACAGCTACAAATGGAAATTGATAGAATAACTAGAGAATATGAACAAACAATGGCAGAATTAAGATTAAGACAACAAGAAAACAATATAAAGATAGCACAATTAAAGCAGCAACAAACACAAATGCAAATTGAGAGGCAACAGTGGGAAAGAGAAATGGCACTAAAAGAGAAACAAGCTTATGCTGATATAGCATATACAAAGGCTAAAACAGCTGAATTAAGTAATCCTTATACTGATTCAAGTAATAATAGTAAAAATTCATCATACAATAAATTATACAAAAACTTATCTTCTGTAGATTTAAAGAATAATACTACAAGAAGAATTATGCAAAACCTAGTTTATGGTGAAGTTAAAAATGGACATATTTCAGAAAAAGAAGCAGAAGGTTTATTTAATCAATTTGGATTATAGTAAGGAGTGATATTATGTCTTGGTCAGAGTTTAAAAAGAAGAAAGAACAGGATGAGTATGAAAATAGTATTTCCTCTTCTAAATCAAAAAGTATAAATAAATCAAGCGAAACTGAAACTATTAGTTCTTGGCAAAAGTTTAAGGAAGAAAAAGAAAATAAAGACAAACAATCAAATTATAAAAATTCGGAAAATAAAAAGGAAGATAAAAAAACTATATTAGACGATATAGGGTATACAGCTAAATCTTTGGGAGCAGGAATTATAGGAGGATTAACAGGCTTAGCAAAAGCAGGAACTACTGAGATACAAAATGAACTACAAAAAGGTGCAGATGAGAAGAAAAGTGTTCTAGATAATATAAAAGATATAATAGGAGTTACTCAAAAAATATCTAACCCATTAAGTACTCTTCCAAAGACTGCCATAGATAATTTTATATCTGCCAAAAATACTTTTACAGATAAGGATAGTACACCTTTTGAAAAATTAATAAACCATGTAAATAATAGTGTTACATCAGCATTAGATACAGCATTACCTTTCAAAGGGGCTATTGATGAAACAATTCAAATGATAGGCAGTTTAAATCCTAATGCTAAAGATAAAATAAAGAATATAGATGAAAAAATATCTACACCCTATAACAATTTACAAAAATCTCTTTCAGAAGAGTCTCAAAAATATAATTCTATTACACAAATGGCTGGAAATGTTGCAAATGTAGCTGGAAATATGGTTCCATCAATAGCAGCAACAGCAATTACTAAAAATCCAAGTATTGGGTTAGTTACAATGGGAATTAGTGCAAAAGGACAAGCAACTCAAGAGGCACTAGATAAGGGTGCAGACTTAGATAAGGCAGTAAAAATAGGAAATACTAAAGGTATGATAGAAATTGGAACCGAGATGCTTTCTGGTGGTGTTAATATATTTGGGAAAGGTGCATTAGATGATATTGTTGAAAAAGGACTAATAAGTAAAGTAAAAAATAAAGTTGGGAAAGTCCTAGCCAAAGAAGGATACGATTTTGCAGGTGAAGTTGGCGAAGAAGTAATATCTGATGTATTAGGAACTTTAATAGATAAGGGAACAGTTGATTCTAATGCAAAATATACTATTTCAGATTTTGGCGATACTGCTATAACAACAATATTGAGTACAGCAGTTTTAAAGGCCATAGGTATACCTTTAAACAAATTAAATAATCAAAATCTTAAAACTGAAAATGAACAAAAAGTGTATGATAATGAATTAGGAACAAGAATTAGCGAAAAAACTAAAGAAAGTACAATAGATAATGCATATAACAAACAACTTGATATAAAAAAGAATTTAGGTATAGAAATTACAGATGATGTAAAAAAAGAAACTATGCAAAAAGTTAAAAATGCATATGAAAATGGAACATTAAATGTAACAGAGCTAAGCAAACAAGAAAAAGATAAAATTCAAAAGCAATTAGATATTGATTTTGAAGATGGAAATATATCAACAGATAAAATTAAACAAATATTAGGCGAAAATATAGATTTATCAAATGATAAATACTTAATGAAAAGTATGTACGAAAACGAACAAAAATTCAACACATATGAAGTGACTAAAACAAATAACGAAAAGGTTGATATATTGCTACAAAGTGCGGCTGATGCTGGGATGAATAATACAACTAAGACTAGAAGGAAAATAGAATTAATTTCTAAATTAGTTGCTGATACTAATAAACAGTATAAGTTTGTATCCCCTGAACAATTAAAACAATTAGGTTATAATGAAAATGCTAATGGATTAATAGACAAATCAACAGGAGATATTTTAATTAATGCTCATAGTGATAATGGAATACAATCTATAATTGGACATGAAACAACTCATATATTTGATGGTAAAAATGAAAAAGGAGAATATTCTAAAGAATATCAAACTTTACAAGACATGGCTATAGAATATGCGAAAACTAAAGGAATATATGATAACAAAATAAAAAATATTACTGACTCATATGGAGATTTATTGGCTGATGAATCTCAAATTAAAGAAGAGCTAACAGCAGATTTGGTTGGAGATTTTTTGTTTAATGATGAACAATTTATAGAAAACCTTGCTGTAAAAAATAAAAATATTTTTCAAAAAATTTATGATTATGTTAAACATGCATACAAAATGATTACTTCTAAAACTGATGAAGCTAAGGTATTAGAAAATTTAAAATATCAATTTGATAAAGTTTATAATAGTGTTTTTGAAACAAATGATACAGAAACACGATATTCTATTGCTGGAAAACAAGGCATGTTAAATGCAATTAAATCAGATACTCGAAATTTAGAACTTGAAAGAAATTACAATAAAGCTCAACACATGCAAGAGAATGAAATTGATAATGAAACTATTAGACAAAATACAGGCTGGTTTCAAGATAGAAACGGAGATTGGAAATTTGAGTTTACTGATAAATATATGTCATTAAAAAATATTAATTTTAAAGAAAATAAAACATATAAGCTAGGAGATATATTGGAACATGATATATTATTTACAGCATATCCAGAGTTAGCGGATTATAATGTTAAATTTGAAAAAATGGATACAAGTGGAGCTTTTAGAAAAACAGAAAATTTGATAAGAATAAATACTAATAAACTAAATGAAAAAAACTCAAAAATAGCTATAGAAGGAACTATGATACATGAAATTCAACATGCTATTCAATCGATAGAGGGATTTGAAGAAGGAAGAGGAAGTCGTTTTAAATTAGCATACTATGAAAGTTTAGGAGAAATAGAAGCAGACAATACTAAAAAAAGGTACATATTAGAAAAAAATGGAAAACTAGACAGGAATAGTGTTAAACCAGAATCTTCCAAAAACAATCCTCAACATTCTAATTTAAACAATTATTTAAAAAATAGGAAACTACTTGATAAAATAAAAGATAGTGTGTATAATTACTATAATAATAAATATAAAAAAAGTGGAGATAGTTATGAAATTTATCAAAAGGATTTGGAACAAAACAATGAAGAAAGTAGCAAAAGTATATTTCAAAATGGGAAAGATTATAACAGAAAAATATGGAACAGATTAGAAAATAAAAAAATAGGAGAGAATGTAAATGAAATTCATCGAGAAAATTTGGAACAAAATAATCATGAAAATAGCAATTTGGGTTTTGAGAGAACCAACAGAAATAGACGATCCGATGGAACCTTGGGAAATAGGGGAAATGAAAATAGGAAAAATGGAAGAAAAAATGGAGAGAAAATACAAGAAGCTAACCCGCAATTACAAATCCAAAGTGAAAAAATTAGAAAAGCAACATATGAAAATGAAGAAAAAAATAATATCAAAGTATGGAACGATGGAATATTAGAAGAATCTGAAAACAATTCAGGTTCTTTTTCTTTTGATAAAAATGCAAAAAGATATGAAGATTTGCAAGAAGCCAATACTGTAAAGTTCAATAAACGAGTAGATGGAACAATAAATATAGAAATATCAAATAATAATGAATTGATAAATCAATTTACTGTAACTTCAAAAGATAATGCATTAAAACAATTAGGAAATGATATTGCAAATTATATATACGATAATGCGACTGAAGATAGTAAAACCATAAATTTAAAACAACACAATACTGTAGATATTCAAGATACATCTCATAAAGGAAAACAATTAGAAATCATAAAAAATACTAATCCTATGCTAGATGATTATCACGTAGGAATAAGAAATATTGAAGACATAAAAACATTTGATGAAGTGATAAATGATGATGGTGAAAGCTTTGCTTGGGGAGATTTTTCAAAAGAAGACGCAGAAAAAGCATTAAAAAGCGGAAAAGTAACTGTATATAGTTCGTATCCAATAAAACAAGGAACCTTTGTTTCTACTTCAAGAATACAAGCAGAAGAATATGCTGGCGGAAGAGGAAATAGAGTATATTCAAAAACAATTCCACTAGATTCTGTTGCATGGATTAATGGAGACGAAGGACAATATGCTAATATTAATCAAAGGTATTCATTAACAAATTCAACCATAAGCGGTGATGATATTGCAGTTAAAGACATGCTTAAACAAAATAAAGTAACTTTAGAAGATGAAGTAGGAAACACAGAACAATCTAATCAAAGCAAGACAATTACCGTTGAAGATATGCTAAATCAAACACCAGAAGAAAAGCAACAAAGAATGAAAGATAAAGCTGAGAAATATTTAAGCAGAAGTAAGACTAAATTTATAAATAAAATAGTAAATGACTTTGGAACAAGTAAAATTGCTAATACTAAAACTTTAAATTCAGTTGTTAATTCAATAAGAGAAGACATTCAACGTAATGGAACTTTAACAAATGAAAAAAGAACATCATATTTTAATAATTTGTATGATAACTTAATAAAAATAGATACTCAGTATTATGATACATATAAAGAGGTAAAAGAAAACATATTAAACACTAAATTATATGTATCAGATGCTATAAGAAATAACATAACTGACTATAATGATTTTAGAAAAAATCATATAGGATCTATAATAATGACAAATGATAAAAGCAATATATCGGTAGAATCATATTATCAAGAATTATCAGATTCTTATCCAGAATTATTTCCAACAAACATTATAAATCCTGCAGACCAATTACAAAGAATTGCTGATGTTTCAAAAGATATAGCAAAGGTTGAAACTAATGTAGCTGCATATAATGATAAATATTTAGGTAAAGATTATCGAACATGGGCTAAAATGGAATTTGATAAAGATATTGATACTTTTACAAATAATATTAAATTAGCAGAAAGATATAACAACGAAAGCAATGAAAAACAAAAACTAAATATTGATAAAGAAAGCATTAAAAATGTATATAAGCAATTACCTGATGCTAGAAGAAATTACGAAAAAGTAAGTTCTAAAGAACTTTTAACAAAAGAAGATAGAGTTCAAGTAGATAGATTATTAAATAATGAAATATCTATACAAGAAATCCCAAAAGGATTAAATACAGAAGGAATTATAAAAGTTGCTGAATCTAAGATGGAATATGATTCTCTTCAAAAAGCAATAAAAGAATATCAAACTGAAATTAAAAAGGCCAGAATAGAAGAGGCGAAAAATGATATTGGAAACTTGGATTTATGGAAAGATAAAAACATAGGTTTTAAATATAGTAGAGAAACGCCTATTAGAAATATATATGATGTAGCACCTAAAGATATTGCGGATAATATAGTAAATAAATATTTTCGTTCTTATATTGAAGTTAATGAGAAGAAAGTTGTTGACAGTATAAATGAATATAATGAAAGAATAAGAAAATTAGATATAGGAACTAAAAAAGAATATACAATTAGTTATACAGAAGATCAAAATGGAGTTGAAGTTACAGTAGGACCTCAAAAAGTTAGTGAGAGTACTTTAGTTCAATTACTTGGCGAAAAGAAGGTTACACCAGATGCTTTATATTCAACAGGTGTAGATGTAACAAAAATAGAAAAAGCAGTAGATGAGTTTAGAAATGTTTATGAAGAATTAATTGAACAGATTAATGAATCAATGCTTGATAATGGATATGCACCAGTAGAGCATAGAAAAGATTATTTTCCGCATTTTACTGAAGAGAAAGCTGATACTTTATTAGGAAAGGCTGCAAAATTACTAGGAATAGATATAACAAATAGAGAGGAATTGCCTACTGACATTGCAGGGCAAACATATCAATTCAAACCAGGCAGAACATGGTTTAGCAATATTTTAGAAAGAACATCAAATGTTACAGATTATGATGCATTAAAAGGATTTGATAAATACATAAGAGGTGCTACAGATTTGATATATCATACTGGTGATATTCAAAATTTAAGAGCGTTATCTACTGCAATTAAAGGAAACTATAATGATGTTGAAATTCAAAATAGAATTGAAGAAATAAAAGAATCTAGTATGTCAGATATTGAAAAAGCAGATGCTATTCAAGAAATATATAATGTAGCAAAAGATAAATCTCATTTAAGCAAATTTATTGAATGGTTGGATAATTATACTAATTTATTGGCAGGAAAGAAAGCAATTAATGATAGAGGTGCTGAAAAAGAGCTAAACAGACAAGTTTACAAAACTATGCAAGATGTAGAAAGTAGAATTGCTGCAAATGCGATTGGTGGAAATGTTGGAGTATCATTAACTAACTTTGCTGTTATTTCACAAGCATGGGGAGAGGTAAGAACATCTAATTTAATAAATGGTGTATGGCAGACTATGAAAGCTTCTCTTGGTAAAGATTCTAGTTTTGCTTCTGAATCACAATTTATAACAAGAAGAAAAGGTGCAGATACTTTAATAGAAACTACTTTAGATAAAGTTACTAAACCAATAAATGCAGTTTTGGATTTTGCTGATAATTTCTCATCAGAAGTAATTGTTAGGGCTAAGTATAATCAAAATTTACAAGAAGGTATGAATACAGAGCAAGCATTACAAGAAGCGGATAGATATACAGCAAGCCTAATGGCTGATAGAGGCAGAGGAGCATTGCCAACTCAATTTAATAACAAAAATCCTATAGCTAAAATGATGAATATGTTTCAGGTTGAGGTTAATAATCAATGGAGTTATTATTTTAAGGATTTGCCTAGAAATATTCAACAAAAAGCTAACGGAAATAAAGCTGAAATAGTAGCTAATACTGCAATGGCATATACTAAAATTATGGTAGGAGCTTATTTAACAAATGAATTATTAGAGTCTATTAGAGGAAATTCCACTAGAGTTTTACCTGACCCAATTTATATAGTAAAAGAATTATTAAATAGATTAACTGATGATGACGATGATAACGATGATGATGCTATAATTGGTACACTAACCGAGATAGCTGGAAATTTACCATTTATTTCCTTACCAGCTACCTTGCTTGCTGATAGTTTAGGATTGGATGTAGCTGATATAGGAAGAATATCTATATCTGGGGCAATTCCTAATGTTGCAAATATTATATCCGATACTTCTGATATGATTCATGGCTCAAAGACAATTGGCGAAGGTGCAAAGAGTATTGGTTCAGAATTATTAGATACAGTTGGTGCTTCTTTGGTATTACCATATGGCGGAAGTCAATTGAAGAAAACTGCAAAAGGTTTAGCTATGTATTTAAATGATGTACCTGGAAGTTATACTAAAAATGGAGATTTAAGATATACTGTAGATGACAACTTGTTAAGAAAAGTACAAGCGGGAATATTTGGAGCTTATGCTAATCCATATGCACAAGATTATACTGATAGTGGATATAAAGCAATAGATCAAGATGATATGGCTGAAATGCTTGATTTGAATATGAATAGTTCTGAATACAGAAAGTATAAATCAGGATTAAGCAAGGCACAAAAAACTGTAGATAAAAATGGTTATAAACAATATAATGATGATTCTGGCAATATTTATTGGTATGATTCTAAGAAAGGCATAATGTATGATAACTCTTACAAAAAAACAAATTTAACAAAAGATGATTTAACTAAATCTGTTAAAACACAAGAAGCCTTAAATTATATAAATAGTCTTGACCTAACTAATAGTCAGAAAAATATAGCTGCTAATGATTTAACTAAAAATTCTAAAAAGACTATAGATATGAAAGAATATGGAAAATATTCTTCTTATGAAGAGTATAAATATGCAAGAGATTATCCAGAAAAATATAGCATTATCACTCAAATAACTGATTATGATACATATTTGAAGTATAAAGAGGATATATCAGATATTAAGAAAAAATATAAGATTGAGACAGAGCATGATTCTAATCTTAGAAAGAAAGAGATTAGAAATTATATTAATAATTTAGACTTAAACAAAACTCAAAAAATATTATTAGAAAAAATGGCAGGAGGTTATGGAATAACGAATTATAAGGGCACTATACATAATTATTTAGATACTACTAATTTGTCTCAAGATGAAAAATATAAGATTTGGAAAGAATTATTTGATTAATTATATTATACAAAATGTAATACATACAACTCGTTTTTTGTCGAATATAATAATACTGTAATCCAGAATGAGAGGAGTATTATTTATGGAAGATATGGATATGTTTGTAGATTTAATAACCAATTTATTCTTAACAATTTCTTTGTATGAGTTAGTTCCTTTTACTTTAAAATATTGCATAGGAAGAATTTATACAGAAAAACAAGCTAGAAAAATAGCAATAATAAATACTATAATTGTATATTTTCTAATAACTATTTTTTACATATTTGTTATGGAAGAAAGCAAAGTTGCTAGCCCATATCCTGCTATGTTGTGGGGAACAATCGCATATTATATGTTAAAAAATAACAAAGGATTACAAGACGGTAATATACAAAATAACAATGATATAGCAGTAAAAGATATGCTAGAACAAACAAAAAATACAAATAATGATTTAAAAAGCTAAGCCGAATAACGGACTTGTTTTTTCTTTTAGGAGGTCATAATGGCAAATAATCCAAGAACATTTTCTGATTTAGAAAGAAAATACAATTTTTCAGCTTTGTTGGGAATGACAGAAAATGTTAAAATTAATGAAAAATCTATAATAAGAGTAGAAAATGAATTGGCAAATATGCTAAATACTTTAATAATTAACTTAAAAGATGTGTTAGATAACCAGAGTGAAATTTCGCTCTGGTTTTTCTCTGGCATTCCAACCCAAACAAATGAACCTTATTCGAAATGGCCTGATGCATCTGAACATTATGGCGATATCTATTATGATCAAGATTCAGGATATGTTTATCAATATTTTGAAAATGGATGGGAACGAAATGAAGACCTTAATTTAATACAAGCTATGGCATTAACTAATGTTGAACTTGATACTCTAACAGACCATGAAAGAAAAGTTTATTTTGCTCAACCAATTCCTCCATATTCTAGTGGCGATTGGTGGATATTAGAAGACGGCACTTTGAAAATATGTCAGATAGGTAAAGAAGATGGAGATTATGAAAAAGACGATTTTATAGTAAGTAGTAAATATGTTACAACTATTGCAACCAAAACAGATAATACAATTACTGTATTAAAGGGAACTGTTACTAAAATAAGTGAAAATTATGTTAGCGTTGAAGATTTAGCAACTGGAGGAAAAACAGTAATAAATGGGGCTAATATAACAACTGGACAAATTGATACTGATCATGTTACAGTTGGAAATGGAAATGTTCAAATGAATGCTGATGGTATACAGTTAAAAAATGGTGCTAAAGTTGTTGGCGAATATGGGTTGATGAATACATATTTATTCGAAAATCCAAATGGTTTTGATACTTGTGGATATGAAGCAGTTGACACAGAACCTTCTACTGAAGCAAAAATAAAAGGAATTAAAATAATATTTAATTTACCTGAAAAATTTAATATTGTTTCTGCTAAAGTAATTCTACATCATGCGCCAACTTTTTGGGAATGGATTATAGGAACTCCAGGATGCACATGGGGCTATTGCAGAAACTTAAAATTATATAGAGCTACTAATATAAATAGCAAGAAATATCAGGCAGGATACTTTTCAGAATATTATGAAACTGATAGTACATCATACGAAGAGATTGCTGGTGCATTCGGTCAAGATGGTTGGACTCCTACCGAGCCTACTGAACTTAAGCATGATACAGAAGAAGAAACTTCTATCGACATAAAAGATAAAGTATCAAATGGTTTGAACGAATTATATATTCGAGTTTCAGAAGAAAAAACAGGATATGTTAATCCTAATTTTATTTGTGAAAGAACTGCATTTGTAAATGCTATGGTAAGAGTTGACGGCTATATGTCTTACGATTAGAAAGGAGATTTTTGACTATGTTTAAGATAAAAGATGGAACAATATATTGTTCACGAGGTGATGCTGGAACAATTACATTAAAGTTACCAATAACTGATATCAATGATTATATAAAATATGAAGATGATTCTAAAACACCATATTGGTATGATAACAAGAACCAAATACTATACGATTCAAATTATAGTGAGTCTTCTACAGATATTGAGACTTTAACAATGGTATGTTATAAATTCAAAATTGGAGATAAAGTAGCATTTAACATTTATGAAAAGAATGGATATAATAAAGAACCATTATTAAAAAAAGAAATAATAGTAAAAGATGAATCTGATAGTGTTGATATCTGTTTAACAGAACAAGATACAACTTTTGGTACACCTGTAAATAAAGAAACTATATTCTGGTATGATATTACATTAAACGATAATTTAACTATTGTTTGTTATAACGAAGATGGCGCTAGAGAATTTATAGAATATCCTGCGAAAGGAGATGGAGAATAATGGAAAATATAACTAGCAAAGGTACAATATTCGGAACTCTGATTGCTCAAGCAGGTCCAAAAGGAGATACAGGTAAAACTGGAGATAGAGGCCTTACAGGTGAGGCTGGTTATTCTCCAATAAAAGGAGTTGACTATTTTACACAAGAAGATATATCGGAGATTAGAAAAGGTATTGAAGGTGATTTGACTGGTGAATATAATAAAAATGCGATAGAGAAAACCAATATTTTTAATACAAATGCTAAAGAAACGACTACTTCCTTTGACTTAAATGCCGAAAATAAAACAAAGGAATATAACGATAATGCTTTAGCTGAAATTGAAAAATATAATTCTAACGCAATTGAAAAAAGTAATAATTTTGATACTAATTTTGAAAACAAAACTTCAAAATTTGATAGTAATTATGATGAAAAAACAAAAGAATTTAACGATAATAATGATTTAGGAATACAAAATTATAATAATAATGCCAAAAAACAAATGGAAATATTTGATACTAATTTTACTGAAAAGTTAGAAGCATTTAATAATAATGCTGGAACTAAGTTTAATGGTTTTAATGCAAATTCAGATAAAGCATTTGCAGAATACAATAAGAATCATACTGCTAAAATGAAAGAGTTTGACGACAATTATGATACAAAGACAAAAACATTTGATGATAATGCTGCAGCTAAATTAGATAAGTATAATAAAAACACTGAATTAAAAGAGAAATCTTTCAATGACAATGCTGGAACTAAAACAGAGACATTTAATTCTAATGCTGCAGATAAACAAAATGAGTTTGATGAAAACGCTTCTGATAAGTTAGCTGAATACAATCAAAATGCAAAAGAGTTAATCAACAAAGTTGAGCAAGTTCAAGCTGAGAATGAATCGTTAAAAGCTGAAAACAAGTTAATTAAAGAGCAGATACCAAGTGCGAATATGAGCGGAAACAATATACATATAGAAGATAGTGGAAGTTTGGAATTGGAGTGGAGATTAAAAGGTGGAAATTGGCAAAAGACGAGAGAAGGATATAATAAAATTGATTTATCATCTATATCAACCGAAGTTGCAGGAATAAAAGCTTTATATGATAATGAAACAGGATACATTACAGTTAATGGAACTTCGACACAGCATTATCCAGCTTTTTATGAAAAGAATATAAATGAATTGTTGACAGATGGTGAAACTTGGACTGTCTGGCAAGAGAATGCCCCATCAGACACCAATCATGAGATATATTTACAAGTAACTGCTGTTAACAAAGCAGGAGGAGCAACTAGGTATTACACTTCGGCAACTAAAGGAAAAAGAACCAGCTTTGTTATAGACAAAGAACAATATACATATACTTTAAATTTTATGGGTGGTACAATCTCAAACATAGGTACATTAACAAATTATAAAAATAGATATATGCTGTATAAAGGTACAGATGATAAGGAATATGAACAATACGGAGCAACACCAAGTCCGGACTATCAAAGTAAGACTGAAACGGTAGGAAACAATGTGAACTATTTTGATGAAAATACAGTAGAATCGAAATTTTTAAATAGTAAAACAGGACGAACATCAGATAATAATTCTTGGAGATGCACGGATTTTATAGAGATATTAAGTAAACAATATAATTTTTCGTGGGAAAGCGATTCATCGTATTTTCAAGCAACGGTATGTTATTATGATAAAAATAAAACATTTATATCTGGTGATGAATATGGACTTTGGGGAATATACAGTAAAACATTTGAAATTCCAGATGGGGCAAATTATATGAAAGTTGCACACAGTATCACTGTTGCTGGAAAGCCAGTAATAAGAGACAAAATAAAACTAGAAATTGGAAATAAAAGAACATTATATAGTCCATATATGTGTGGTAGTGTAGAAATAGATGTAGTAAATAGTAACTTGATAGATTTTAATGTTACACAAGATAGCAGAGTAACAGTAAATGAAGATGGAACATTAACAATAAATGGAGCTGGTGGATTTAGTTTAAATATAGATAAATTACAATTAAAAGCAGGTATTACATATTATCAAAAAGTTGAGCTGATAAGTGGAAGTATTTCTGGTGCAAATATAAACAATACTTTTCTTAGCTTTGCCGGAACTGAAAAATGGATTTCTAGTGAAATATTTACAAAATCAAGCTTTAATGAAGATACAAAAAAAACAGCTATCTGGATAAATGCGAGTGCTATATTTAACAATGCGGTAATAAAAATATGGGCAAATACTGACAAAAGCGATTTTGTCAAACATCAATCTCAAACAGCAATAATGCCAATTCAGCAAGAAATGCTAGAAGGGGATTATA